GTAGCGGTCCGTGGCCACGTAGAGATCCCACGGCCAGGTCCCGATCCACCCCTCACGCGCCTGCGTCTCGTGGGCAGGCATCTGGACTACGGCCATGGTGGCGCTGTCAGAGGTCCACGTGGTGATCGCGTGGCGCTGGTACGGGTCCGACCATGCCGCCTCGGCGGCCAGCAACGGCAGCGCGGTCGCCGGCATCACGAGCGCATCCACGGAGAGGTGGAGACGCGGCTGCCACCACAAGCCCTGACGGAAGGTGAACAGCACCCCGCCGGTGCCGTCGAGTTCCGCGGAATAGACCAGTTCGGGCGCTCCGTCGAGATAGAAGCGCTCGCCGGCCACCACCGCGCCAGCCGCCCGCTGGAGTCCGGTTGGCATGAAAAGCTGAAAGCCCTTCATGAAGTCGGTGCCGCACTCCACCACGAGGTCAACCAGACCGGCCCTCATGACGGCCGCCCGCGAAGGTAGGCGACCTGCGCCGCGTGCTCCGGGCTTTGCTCCAGTTCGGCGATGAGCGCCAGGGCTTCGTCCAGATTGGGGCGCGCGGCCCCTTGAGCGGCCCGTAGGGCGGCCACGCCGGCGTCTTCGGGTTTGGGGGTGACCGGCCGCTCCCCGTCCGCCCTGACGCTCTCCACGAGCGCACCCCGGTACGCCGGGTCCATCACGGCGGCGACGTGCTCAACCGCGACCTTCACCCGCTCGATCACCCCGTCAGCCGCCGTCTGCGAGGTGAGCGCGTAGTAGCCCAGACTCAGACCCCGGTGTGAGCTCAAAAGCACCTCACGCGCCTTGTCGGCGGTCGCGGCGTACAACCGGAACGTGCCCCATGCGCCGTCAGCGCGCTCCTCCAGCCTGGAGCCGTAGCCCAGTGCGTTGTGGAAGGTGTCAGCGTGGGTGAAGAACAGACCCACCCGATGCCACGCGCGGGCCATCTTGTCCAGCGATCCCGGTAGGAAGCGTTCCCGCCCGCCGCCGTCTTCGGTGAAGTCGATCGTCTCCCCGTAGGGGACGACTCGCCCGGTGACGGTGCGCCCGTCCCCGCCGGACTCCAGCTGCACGGGGAACGTGCGTAGCCGTAGCACCCGCTCCATCACGTACCCCCATCCGTCGTTGACGCGAGCACCGCGAGCGCGGCCTCTTCGGTTCCGTGCGGCGCCCAGTTCTCGAAGACGCGCGCCTCTTCCGGCGTCAGCACCTCGGAACCGATCAGGTCCTTGTACGCCTTCGCGCGGGCGGGAAGGTCCGGCTGGATCAGGCTGTCGTTGTCGAAGTGGATCCACTGCGCGCGTGGTAGCGCCCAGCTGGACAGCCCGCTGGAGAGGTTGTAGGCCATCGCCCGCAACGTCGCCCGCCAGAAGTAGTCGAAGGTGGCTTGCGCCGTGGAGTAGGTCAGACCCGCATTCATGGGCAACCCGACCAACCACAGTGGAACGCCGAACGCGGACGCGATGCGCTGCTCATCGAAGGAACGCATGTCGAGGAGACCGATGTCAGCCGGCTTCAAGTTGAGCGGCTCGTAGGTCAACCCTCCAGTGAGGACAGCCGGCAGGGTGCCACGGCTGATGCTCGCCTCGTACCAGGACTGGCGGATCTCGTCGGCCTGCGGCTTGGTGAGCTTCACCGCGGATTGCAGCACGGCGGTGGGAATGCCGTTGTTTACGGCCAGTTCCGTGCCCCACTTCTCCATCGCGGTCGCCGACGCGATCGAACGCCACGACGCCTCCAGCGGCCCGACCCCACGCACCGAGCCGGCCCACGTCTGGTAGCGGAGGTGCAGCATCTCGTTACGGGGGATCGGGCGCCCGTCCACACTCCACTCCGGTAGCCCGTTGTCCGCGTTCAGGTCGTAGGTCATGGCGTCCGGGTTGAGCACCACCCACCGCGCGACGGTGCCGTCGCCGTAGCGCGCGGTCGCCATCAGGAAGGCTTCCCCGCGTAGCAGTAGCGAGTTCACGATCTGTTTGATGGCGTCCACAATGGACGAGTAGACCAGCGGCTCCGGGTTGTCCATCCACGGCAACGTCGGCATGGGGGAACTGGCCTGCGTACGAATCAGGTTCATCGCGCCCATGGTGCGGCTGATCAGGTCAGCGCAGGTGAACACGATTGCGCACCGGTTCTCTAGGAGAGCACCCCCGAGGAACCGCCCGTTAGCGTTGCCGCCAGCCTCGTAGAAGGGAGGCTGCCACTGTGAGGGGTAACCGGCCCACCGTGACGACGTCGGAAAGCCCTTGTCGTAGGCACCGATGTCGTTGGGGTTGCGGTTCCACGAGTGCTGACCCTCGACGAAGTCACCCGGCCGGCCTAGCTCGGTGACCGTGTCGGGCCCCCTGGAGGTGCCGACGAACTGACGCGGGCCAGCCCCCCACCCGTAGCCGCCGCCCGGCCCCATCTTGCGGGCGGTCTCGTCGGTGAACACGATCCCCGGGGAGATCTGTGGGGGTACCTGCGACGCCTTGCTGCTGCGCGTGAGGAAGTCGAGGAGACCCATCACAGCACCCCCACGCCGCTGGAGCCGGTGCCGTGGTCGAGTGCGTACAGTGCGCAGGTCGCCGCGATCAGGCGCACCGGCGGCGTGGACACCTTGCGGTCCCAAATCCAACCGTTGGGCAGCATTCGCGCGGTCGCCTTACTCGCGTCCGCGATCAGTTCGGGCATCCGTGCAATGTGGACACTGCGGTCGGCCACCGCCTGCGTGAAGCCGGCGCACGCGGCGGGATAGTCGTTGTACTTCAGCGGGACCGTGGGCACATCGAAGTCGCGGGCGGCGCGGTCCATCAGGTCAACAAGCCCGCCTTTGGCATCAAACGCAAAGCCGTCGTTGGCGTAGGTTGCGGCGAGTTCGCCAAGGCGGTGAGGTAGCCATCCGGCACCAGGCCGCGTCTCAACGATGAGGACGACGGGTACTCCGTCATCCCCGTGGAAGGCAGCGGCGATGGAAGCGGAACTGCGGTCGGGGGCAACGTCGACCCCCCAACCCATGGGCCGGTTGTCGCGCGGGGGGGTAGGGACGGCAACGGCGACAGCTTCAACGTCTTCCTCCGTCATCGCGGATTCCACAAAGGACTCTGACCAGATGCCCAGACGCTCCCGCATGAAGGACCGGACGGTCATCGCCTCTAGCTCGCGTTCGATGGTTTCGCGGGTCTGGAGCACGCCGTAGGAAGGATTGGCGCCCTTCCATACCTTCTCGTCGCGGATGTCGTCACCGTGGCGCGCGTGCCATTCCCAGTACCCCAGACCCGAAGCAACCCGCGAGTGTCCGCGCTTGCGGAGGGCTAGCAACACCTCCGACTGCCACGATCCGGCGGTGGAGAAGTAGTAGACCTGCGGGTTCGGTCTCGCCGACACGGCGGGGATGACCGCCGCGATCACCTCGTTCGTGATCGAGAACGCCTCATCGAGCAATAGACAGTCAGGACTGAAGCCACGCAGCGAGGAATTGGTGCGGGCCATCATCTTGAAGCGGGCGCCGTTGGTGAACTCGATGGTCTCCCGACCGCCGGACTCGCGGATCTGGCGGACGTACGGGGCGCCTCCCGGATCATCAGCCAGGTCTCCTGCGCCGTCTTGTACTCGTGCGCGCTGTAGACCACGAGCCGCTCACCGAACAACAGGCAGCCGGCCAGCGCCCGCGGAACGACCACAAAGGACTTCCCCTGCTGTCGTGGTGCGATCACCACGTTCTCGAAGGTGGCCCACCTGCCGTTGGGCTTCACGTTGGCCGACAGCGTCAGCACCTCGCGCTGCCACGGGAAGAGATCCCATCCGAGGTGGGCGGCCAGCGTGACCGCACTGTCGTCCCCCCGGCCCCTCGGCACAATCCGCGTGGTGGCCTTCTGCGCGCCCTCCAGCACGGCGGTACTCACGCGGTACCCCGGCGCTTGGTGCGACGTTCCCGCGCTAGCCGTAGGTCATCGATGACCGAGGACGCGGGGGTCTCTTTCGGCTGCTCGCGGGCGATGATCTCAGCCGCCCGACGGGCCGCCACCATGGCGCGCTCCTGGTCCCGGCGGGCCATCCAGTCGATAGCGGCCTCCGCCCGAGCGAGCGCCCGAGCTTCCCGCGCGACCGCGAGGTCCATTCCGTTGATCTTCGCGACCACAGTGATGAACTGATGCGTGGTCTTGCGACGCTCGGCCGGGTCGTTGGTGGCCTGAATCTCTTGCGCTAGAGCCTTCGCAAGGGTGACGAGAGCGTCTCTCGCGGACTCCCCGAGCGAGGTGGTAAGCGCCTCTGCCGATGGGACTACAACGGTGGCCACGGCTACCACGCCAGCGCTTTGTAGGAAGGCTCAAGGGCCCTAGCGCCACGACTGAAGTTGCACGTGCCGTGCGCCGGTCGGGCGTTCTCGGGATCGAACGCGAGGTCAGGCCGGACAGACCGTGGAATCAGGTGGTCAACGGTGTCAGCGCCCGGCCGGCCACAGAGATGACACGTGGTGCCGTAGGCGGCCAGCACGAGGGACCGGAATGCGGCTGCGCGCCTCCCGTTGTAGCGGTTCCGTCCCTGTACCGAAAGCCCACCCACGAGGCGAACGCTAACGGCGGTGCTGACCTGCCGAAAGGCTTCAGTCCATCGTGGACTCAGTCAGTCGTGAGCGCTTATCACCGAAGTGCAAAGACCCTTTGCGTGGTAAGGCAAAGGGCGCGAGCACCGGCGTAATGGGCCTGCGGATGATCTTCCTCCGTATCCACAGTGGAGAATGGATCTCCTTATGCCCTAAGCAATTTTTACTCTCTCTCTCTCACTACCGTGAAATCAGTTCTGTGACGTTGAGCACCCCCAAACGGCGTCGAAACTTTTCATCCGCGGTGAGCGAGTTTCGGGCGTGTCGAGCAGGAAGGGGGCCAGGCGGCCGGCGGAGGGGGCGATCGAGGCGGGCGAGTCGAAGCCCAT